ATGATAAAAGAACAAAGTTTTGAATGGCTGCTCGAGGGATGCCATCGCATTGCAGATGTGGCAGTGGCCTATTACCCAAACTACGCGTATGCCTGCTCGGCCGTAAAGGCCCTGCGCCGTTCCATTGCGGAACACGCTTGCCTGCTGAAGGATCTGACGGACCAGGGCTATACCGCCAGGACTGCCCACCTCACCCCCGTACAGATAGGCATCCTCCTGAGCTACTGGGGGATGCCCGACCACGTGAAGGATATGACCGTGAAAAATCCGTATCTTCTGGTCTCTAAAAAATATGCGAAATAGAGAATGTATTTCTAATACATTCTGATTATTTTAGTATATTATTATATAGGGTGGTGGAGGATGAGGTGAACCCCTCTCTCGCCACCTTATGTATTTCATTAATTTTTAGCCGATTCTAACTGCTTATTTGTATCCCCCTGGCTGGTCCCTTACCTTTGTCGCATTATCGAATTAAGAATAGACAAAAATGGAAAAAGAAATGAGCCCCATGACAACGGAGATGCTGAAGAAAGGCTATCTCCTCTTCCCCAAAGCCTTGTTTGAGGAACAAATGAATATGAAAACCGGAGAGAAAGCCGCCGATGCCTTCGAAGCCTTTGTCTTTGTGCTGACACACGTCAACTACAGCACGGTGACCTGCAACGTCAGGGGACACCTTTTCGACTGTGTACGTGGCGAGTCCGTACTTTCCCTGGCTCGCTGGATGGAGATATTGGGGTGGCCTCGCAACCGTACGCGCTACTTCTTCAACAAGATGTTCGACGCCGGCATCGTGGAGCGGGTGGCCAACCCCTACGTGATGCACATCCGTATCCCCGATTATGATTTCCTTACTGGCAATGCCCGTCCTAAAGCAGCCCCGCGGAAGAAGAAGGCAGCGCCGGTGGCTGGGGTGGGAGAGGACTTCTGCATCTTCTGGGAAAAGTTTCATGACATCACCGAGCATCCCAAGGTAAACATCGGCCGGGCCCGTCGCGAATGGAAAAAATTGACGGCAGGCGAGAAACAGCGGGCACTGGACAACATCGACGAATATTACGACCATCTGAACAACCAAAAATATTGTAAACAAGCCGCCACCTATCTGGCGGACAAATCTTTTGAAAATGAATATGATGACTGAAACTACTTTTTCCCACGACAGTGACCTCGAAGAAGCTGTCATCGGTGCCTGCATGATAGAGCGCGCTGCCATGCCTCTGGTGGCGGACAAACTTCGTCCTGAGATGTTCTACGAGGAGAAGAATCTGGAAATTTTTGCCGCCCTGCAATCGATGTATCGCAGCGCGAAGTCCATAGATACCATCACGCTGAAGAACGAACTGGCAGCCCGTGGCAAACTCGATGCCGTGGGCGGGCCTTACGAACTGTTACGCATCAGCTCGAAGGTCAGCTCCAGTGCTCATCTGGAGTATCATGCGCTCATCCTTAGGCAATTGCACACGCGGCGTATCATGCGTACGGGATTCCAGCAACTGCTGGCGTTCAGTGCCGACGAGTCGATGGATATTGACGACATTCTGGTGGAAGCCCATCGACTGCTGGAGGGGCTGGAGGACGAGAGCGGCGTAGCCGACCACCTTCGCTCCATAGACCGGCTGATGGACGACACGCTGGCCGAGGTGGAGCAGCGTATGGAGCACGGATGCAACGGTATTACGGGTATCCCTACGGGTTTTGACGCTCTGGACCACGTTACGGCGGGCTGGCAGCGCGGCGACTTGAACATCCTTGCTGCCCGTCCGTCGGTGGGGAAGACCGCCTTTGCCCTCCACCTGGCCCGTGCCGCTGCCATGGCGGGGCGTCATGTGGTGGTCTTCAGCCTCGAAATGCAAGGCGAGCGCCTGGGCGACCGCTGGCTGCTTGCAGCTACGGAGGAGGTAGACCCGCAACACCTGCGCAGCGGCCAGCTCACCCCCGGCGAGGTGAGGCAGGTGCATGAGGCGTCTGCCGAGTTGTCGCGGTTGCCCATACTGATAGACGACCATCCGATGACGAGCATGGACCGCGTGCGTTCTTCCGCCCGCCTGCTGAAGAGCAAGAATCGCTGTGACATGGTGATTGTGGACTATCTGCAACTATGTGACATGAGGAGTGACCAGAAAAACCGTAACCGCGAGCAGGAAGTGGCGCAGGCAAGCCGCAAGGCAAAGCTGCTGGCCAAGGAGCTGGATATCCCCGTACTGCTGCTGAGCCAGCTGAACCGGGCGAGCGACGGTACCATAGACCATCGCCCCACCTTGAGCAACCTGCGCGAGAGCGGCGCCATAGAGCAGGATGCGGATATGGTAATGCTGCTTTGCCGCCCTGCCCTCTACGGCAAGACCGTCGATAAGAAGAGTACTTATCCCACCGATGGCCTGGGCATCGTCATCATAGCCAAGCACCGTAATGGCAAAACCGGTGAAGTCTATTTCCATCATAACCAAAGCATGACAAAACTGGTGGACTACATACCACCATTGGAGTGGCTGACGAGGAATGCAAAGTGATGGATGGAAATTTATAGAATACAGGGACACAAAGACACGGAGATTTTTCTTATTGCTTGAAAAACTCTGTGTCTCCGTGTTTTTTGTAGTAAAAAAAATGGCAAAACACTTGACTTCCGCTTCTTAATGTTGTATCTTTGTAATGTGCTTAAGAAAAGGAATAATCATTGATTCGGGCGCCCTATCCCTTCCCTTACCCACTTCTCTCTTATAACTCATTTTTCTTAACTTAAACCTTAACTTTTCAAATTTATGGATGTAATTGTAGAGCGCTTCCAGCGCCGTAAAATCGTAAGCAACCCGGCTTCGCCCATGTTGTACTATCTCCGTCAGAAACCCAAGACCTGCGGCACCGTGGACATCGATGTCCTTGCCGCCTCCATTCAGAAAAACTGTGCCATGACGAAGGGCGACGTGAAGCACGTCATCGAAGCCCTGGTGGAGGAGATTCAAGGCAACCTTGCCAACGGCGACAAGGTGAAGCTGAACCAGCTGGGCACTTTCCACATGACGTTCCGCTGTCCCGGCATGGAGGCCTCGGACAAATGTACGGTGCGCAATATCTCGAAGGTGAATATCCGCTTTATCCCCGACAAGGAGCTGAAGCTGGTGAACGGCAGTACCGCCGTGACCCGCAGCCCGGCGAATGTGGGCTTTGTGCTCGACAAGCCCGAGGAGGGCGGCTCCGGCGGCGGCAATCAAGGCGGTGGTTCCGGAGGCGGCTCCGGCGACGACGGCGACCAGGGCGAAAATCCGCTGGGATAAAGAAGGAATGATTAAGGGTTAGTGATTAATGGTTAATGAACACAAGCAAATCGCTTATCGCTAATCAATCCCTAATGATTAACCATTAATCATTAGCCCTTAATCCTTAATCACTAATCCTTAACCATTAATTCTTAACCATTAATCCTTAATTTTATGAGTACAAAATCATCTGTTTGGGATAAGATTCTGAAAGTGATAATCGCTGTAGCCTCCGCGCTTATTGGTGCCCTGAGCGCCCATGCCATGACAGTGTAGCGGGTTTCCTTCACTTTTAATTTTTAATTTCTAATTTTTAATTCTCATGAGATTCATCAATCTTATCGTCGTCCATTGTTCCGCCACCCGCTGCGACCGCTGCTATACGGAGCACGACTTGACGACAGACCACCTGCGCCGGGGCTTCTCCGGCGCAGGTTATCATTTTTATATCCGCAAGAACGGTGACATCAAGTCCCTGCGTCCCTTGTCCCTGCCTGGTGCCCATGTCCGGGGTTGGAATGCAGGTAGCATCGGTGTCTGCTACGAAGGCGGTCTTGACGAGTGCGGTCGCCCTGCCGATACACGCACCCTTTTTCAAAAGCACTCCCTGCGTGTGCTTGTGTTGCTGCTGCTGAAGGATTATCCCGGTTCCCGGCTTTGCGGTCACCGCGACCTGAGCCCCGACCTGAACCATAACGGGGAGATAGAGCCGGAAGTAAGGGGGGTAAATCACTTTGTATGTAAAGCATGTGGGAGTTAAATGATGCTGAAATGCCGATGAATAGAAGGTTTGAGGCTATTTGAGTTGTGTGCGCTGAAACAAATCGAATTGTTACATTGTGCGACACAGATATTACATTTGAATAAGGTATGAAAACACTTTAAACGGTCAAATGTTACAATGGATATAAGATGAGGGCTGAATTGACGCTTTTTGAGGCGCGATTCAGCCCTTTTTTCGTGTGGAGTGCTTAGGTCATTCTTGGGTACAACGAATGAGGTGAGACTGCTTGATAATGGCTCTACGGGTTGTCTTAACGCCACCATCAGTGAGACCGGCATGAAGTAGCGAGCTCTTTTTAATACCTATTTGAGCGTCATTTAGGACGGTATAAATGGCACTGATACTGCCGAAATAATAGTCCTTTTTCTCGAAAATGAGATGTACGTGAATTATCTTAGTCATAAATTCATTATTTAGAAGTTTCTTTCTACAAATATATTCTAAATAATAAATATATAGAAGTATTTCCGAATAAAATATATACTATTTAGGGTGTTTAGAGGATATGACTTCATAAGTTCTTTTATATGCTCAAATGAATAGATGGTATTGATGAATAGTTATAGAGTGAAATGTTAAAAATAAGTTTAGGCATACCATAAGGCATACCGATAAGACATACTTTTTTCATAGGCAATAAGCTTGTGTAATGTAGTTTAGGCATACTTTTTTAACAATTAGAAAAGGGTGTATTTTATATGATGTTTCCTTTTAGGTTATGTTTTTAGGCGTTTAAATAAATATTTATAGGGGGATAGTATAGTGTTTTTAGCGGGTAGTATAATTGTACTAATCATATAAACTGTTGATTCATAATAGGTATTTATGGAATAAGTGCTATTTTAGCGTAATAAACGTGCGCGCGTCGCAAATAATTGGCAGTATAGCTCAGCTGGTAGAGCGAAGGTGTACATACGTGGTGAACACGTATGCAGGTCTTTTGTCACAAGTTCGACTCTTGTTGCTGCCGCAATGGTTTTTGAAGGTGTGAAGAACGCTCCCGGCATTCAGGGCTCCGACTGAGGGATAAAGCGCGCGGAGATTAAGGTAATTAATTAGTTGTTTGATGGAAATGCTCCCGGTGATTGTGCCGGGAGCATTATTTAGTATGAAAATAGATATTCCCATTATAAAAAGAAATATCATCCGCGAGGTTCTCTATTCGCACAAGGAACTTCCACGGTATCAGCGTGCACTCGAAATCTTGTTTTGTGCAGTAAACGGATATGAACCTATTGATGGATATATAAGTGACATCGAAGATGCAGGATATCGAGAGCTATACGCTAAAATATTGGAAAAAGTCAAGGAGCTAAGAGCAGGCCTTCCAAGTGCCAATAATACCAGCAAGTAAACTTATCAAATTGGCTATTTTCTTATTTCTATTCTTACTTTACATTGATAGCACGCAACAATTGCTGTATCTGCACCATCTGCCCTTTCATTACATCCATATCATCTTCCAGTTGATTAACTTTATCATAATATGTTTCATTCAGATTCGGCATTTTAGCACTGAAATACCATTCAGCATGAAGTATGGTGTTTATCTCCTGAGCTTCCAAATTAAAATTGGGGTAATTGATCTTATCTACATTATCTGACATGCAGACGAGGAATCCATGTTGACGGAATCGGTTCTTGATGCGTTTGATATATGAACGCCCATCAGTGTCACTAATGACGTAGATATGTTGGTCGGGCATGTCCTGCCATTCAGAACAGTCGAGTAATCTCACGATAACGTAGGAGCTATCCAATAATGTAGGTGACATACTTTCTCCTTTGATGCGGACGCAGAAGTATTTCTCACTATTACGCACCATGGATGAAGGCATTTTTATGGTATCTACTACTTCCAAATAATCGGGATTATCGTAGCCACAGCAGCCTGCTGCAACAGAGATGTCTACCAGTGGGATTGAAACAAAATCATTGTTTATTTGAGATAACGCAAAAGAAGATTTTGGTGGCTGTTTTTCCATAGAACCGCGACCGGTCAAGAGCCAATCTAAATTTATATCGATATTTCTTGCGATTTTCTCTAAAAAATCAAATTTAGGCATCGTTGACGTTCTGTAGCCACGGACATTTGCTTCATTACTTCCTATTAAAGAGGCAAATACGGTGTTTTTCCCATTCCCGTACTTATTAACTAATTGAGTTATCCTCTCGTGAATTGTTTCGTCTTTCTGCATGATTTTAATATATAAATCGTGAAATAGTTCGATAATTATTTGCTTCTATCGAAAGAAGTTTCGATATTTGCATCGTCATCCAAATGGAAAACGCTCCAAATATACAGAATTAACTTTATAAATAGAAATACAATGGCAGAAAAGGAAAGATTCATCAAAGCAGACGCTTCACAACAAGAAGCCATCGCTAAACAGTTTTTTACCACTACACGTACTGTGCGTTCGGCATTGAATTTTGAGACGAACTCACCATTTGCGAAAACTCTTCGTGCTTATGCACTGAATCACGGATGTAAAATGTATGAAGTTACATTGATAGATAACCCGTACGAGAAAGTAAAAACCTTATAAACAAATCTTTATGATTTACTGGAAAGAAGAATGCAGGGTTCTTGCCACGGAGCGTGCTGAGATTGTCGTTGTGGATAGCTACGACGAGCGTGGAGTACCCGTGTTTGCCGTCCGTCAAGTGACGAAGGCGGTAGGTACCCGTAGTGGCAGGAATTCCTATTGGGGTGTACATTTTGATGAACCGTTGTCCGACGGGTGTACGGCTGTGGGATTTTCTTTTGTATTAGCCTATAGTACTGACAAAAGAACAGAGGACAAAAGGTTACGTGGGTATCATCCCGCATGGACACTCACTATTGACGATGAAGGTAGACTGGTAGACCGCAAGTATAAAGCCTTAAAGGCGATTGATAAAACTATTGATTGACAGATATTAAACTTGAATTATATGAAAACCTGGAGAACAATTCAGAAGATTGCCGTAGCTGTGGGCATGACCTATGGCATGTGGCTGGGAACCAATGTTGACGCAACGGATGCGGACAGCCGCAATGCGTTTGTAATCATCGTATTATCGGCTATTGTGGCGATATCGCTTTGTATGCCGGACAGCGGAAAGGAGGAAATGGCATGAAAGTAAAGGTGACATGGGTAAGCAATAACCCGTTTGTTCTGGATCTCAGAAACATGTCAAGATGCTCAGAGGCTGACGTACCTGCCGAGATGAATTACGATACCATTGAAGACTTTGCCCGTGAGGCAACCCCGCAGGGCTTTCATCTGCGGTCGATAGATGTTGAGGGCAAGGTTGTGCAATATGACTATAACGGCCATAAACTGTAAAGTCCGGAACAGGCTGCAAGTCCGGAACTTTCCTTGCCATGCGGAAGTGGTCGGCTCCCCGGTTCGATGCCGGGGCTTGCACAATGTTGAAAAGTATAAAGTTTCTGATTATGGAAATGTACGGTAAAATAAGGTGTGTCACTTTTCCTGAGCTGGTCTCGCAAGGAAGGATATTGAGTAAACCTAATTATGATAAGAAAGTACGTGAGGGCAAGATCCGGGTTGTCCGTCCCGGTAAGGGGGCCGGTTCCTACGCTCTCATAGACTACACCAGTCTTCCCGCCCTTATTCGCGAGGCATACGACAGACTTTATCCCAATGCTTTGGAAGAAATGAAAGAACAATTAATGAGTAATATTATCCGCAGTGACAGCAGGGCTGTGGAATTCTATAGAACCTACCAACCCGCCATTTCTCTGGAACGCCAGGCCGAATATGTGCTGAATGCCGAGGTGATGAACGAGCTGGTCCGTGTGGAGAAAGAGACCGGAGCCTTGCATAGCAAGTGCGGTTACAGCCGCAAGTCCATCGTGTGGGAAACGGTGCAAGGTACATGTGAGAAGCTTCGTGAACACTATGGACACACACTGCCCAAGACCCGTCTCCGCGAAAAATTCAACGCTTATAAAAAGATCGGCTACGCCGCCCTTGTCAACAAGAACACGGGTAACCAGGCGGCACGCGTGGTGGTTCCCGAAGTGGCGCGGCTGTTGCTGAAGCTCCGCCGCAGCATCGTTCCCCGCTATACGGAGGCGCAGATTTTCGACGAATACAACCGCCAGGCGGTGGAGCGCGGCCTGAACATCATCAAGTCGCCCACCACCGTGAAGAACTATCTCAACGACCCTGCCGTGATGCCTATGTGGTATGCGGCGGTACATGGCATGCAGAAATGGAAAGCCAAGTACACCAGTCTGATGAAGACCAGCCTCCCGCAGATGCGCGATGCCTTGTGGTATGGCGACGGTACTAAGTTGAACCTCTACTACAGGAATGAACAGGGCAAGATGTGCACCACCGGCGTATATGAAGTGATGGATGCCTATAGCGAGACCCTGCTTGGATATGACATCGCCCCGAACGAGAATTTCGACTGCCAGTATCGTGCCTACCGCATGGCCGTGGAAGTTTCCGGCAGCCGTCCCTACGAGATAGTGACCGACAACCAGGGAGGACACAAGAAAGGCGACGCCGCGGGATTCTTCCAACGCCTTACGGTACTCCACCGTCCCACGATGCCCTATAACGGACAGTCCAAGACCATAGAGAATGCCTTCTACCGTTTCCAGGCACAAGTCCTTCACGCCATCTGGCATTTTACGGGACAGAACGTGAACGCCAAGAAACTGAACAGCAAGCCCAACCTGGAATTCATAGAAGAGAACGCCTACGCACTCCCCACGTTTGAAGAGCTGAAAACAATCTACAAGGAATGCCGTGACAGATGGAACAATAAGGAAAAGCACTTCGCCACCGGTATTCCACACATGGAGATGTACCGCATGAGTGGGAACCCCGAGGCCCAACCCGTTACGGAGGTTGACATGATGCGTATGTTCTGGCTGTGCCATCCCAAAGCCGTGACCTATACCAACTACGGACTTCAGTTTGAAATAGACAAACGGAAATACCACTATGACGTATATGCCGCCGACGGCCTGCGTGACGAGGCATGGGCGCTTCGCAATACCGGACGCGAGTTCACCGTGATGTATGATCCTATGGACATGACCCGCGTGGAGCTGTGGCGGAATACCGCCACCGGTGCCAAGTACAGCGCCACCGCCACTCCTAAGGTCACTGTCAGCCGCGCCACGCAGGAGCGCACACCGGAAGAGAGCAGCTTCATGCGGAAAACCATCGACCGGAACAAGGAGACCATGGCCGCCATCCAGCTGGAAGGCGAGCGTTTCGACCTTGACGAACGTATCGCAGCCGAGCTCTTCGGTCTTTCCACTCCCAAACCTAAGAACCTCAGCAAGAATAAGATGGACGGATACCGTGAAAGGCATGACCGTGGCGAGCTCCATATTCCTCTTTCCCTGCCGGAAAAACAGAAGCGGGAGGAGGCCGAAGCGGACACGGAAACCGATTACTCCACTATGGGGGAATATACCAAGGCACTCTCCAACATGACGTTGGACGAGCTGGCACTGGACAGATTTTAAACGGCAATCAATAACCAATTAAATACCATTCAAGAATGAAAGGACTAACCAAACAAGACAAGGATGCCATCCGCGACGCACTGATGGCCTACTGTGAGAACTTTCCCAGCCGCAACCGCGCCAGCGAGAGCCTGCAGGGTGTCAGTGCGGCTGTGGTGAGCCAGATTCTGAACACCAAGTACGAAAGCATCTCCGACGACATGTTCAGCCGCATAGCGGCGCAGATAGGTTTCAGCTTCGAGCATTGGACCATCTGCGAGAGTGAGAACTTCCGTCTCGCCACCTACGTGCTGGCCGACGCCCAGATGTACAAGAATGTCACCTGGATGGTGGGCGATGCCGGATGCGGCAAGACCACTGCCGCCATAGAGTTCCGTCGCACACACCGCAACGTGTTCTATATCCTTTGCTCGGAAGATATGAAACGCAGCGATTTTGTGCGCGAGATAGCCAAGCAGGTGGGCGCGCCTACCGACAGCACCAGCAACCTGCGTGACATGCTGGACTATGCACTCGGTATGATCGGTTTTCTCCAGAACCCGCTGCTCATCTTCGATGAGGGGGACAAGCTGACGGACTGTGTATTGAATTACTTCATCAGCATCTACAACCGCCTGGAAGGACGCGCGGGTATCGTGTTCATGAGTACCGACTATATCAAGCGGCGTGTGGACAACGGGCTGAGATACAACAAGAAAGGCTACAAGGAAATCAACAGCCGCATCGGACGCAAGTTCTTCGACCTGAACGCCACCAGCCGCAATGACGTGTATGCCATCTGTCAGGCCAACGGGCTGACCGGTGAAGTCGAGATAAGACGTGTGCTGAAAGATGCTGAAACCAGTGACAATGACCTGCGTCGCGTGAAGCGGGTGATACATGCGCAGAAGCGCCGTGCCGAGCAGCAGAAAGGAGGGGCAGAGTAATGAGTGAGACTTTTGAACGTAATGCCAAGGGGGTACGTGAGATGCTTTCCATGAAGTTTGACACACTGGACTTTGAGGGGGTGTGGCATGACGCTTTCGGCACACCCGAGCGTCGGGGTGTCTGGTTTGTGTGGGGGAACTCCGGTAACGGAAAGACTTCATTTGTGATGCAGCTCTGCAAGTATCTCTGCCGTTTCGGTCGTGTGGCCTATAACAGTATGGAAGAAGGTGCCTGCCTCACCATGCAGGACACACTCCGCCGCTTTGGCATGATGGAGGTCAACCGTCGCTTTCTGCTTATCGACAATGAAAGCATCGAGCAGCTCAGCCTGCGTCTGAAACGTCAAAAATCACCTGATTTTGTGGTGATAGACAGCTTCCAATACACACAGATGACCTATCGGCAGTATATTGAATTCAAGGAACGCCACCGTAACAAGCTGGTGATTTTTATCAGCCATGCCAGTGGCAGGCTGCCTACCGGACGCAGTGGCAAGAGCGTGATGTTTGACGCGTCATTGAAAATCTATGTCGAGGGCTACCGGGCTTTCAGCAAGGGGCGCTTCATCGGGCCGAAAGGCTACTATGACATCTGGCCGGAAGAGGCGGCAAGATATTGGGGAGAATGTAATATGTAATGAGCCATGAGAACGACTGCCAACAAACCTATCAGCGCCCAGCAGCTTAAAGCCCTGCACGTCACCTTCCACCGTATCGGCATGGATGACGAGGCCCGTCACGGCTGCATCTACGAGTTCACTTCCGGCCGTACGGAAAGCAGTCGGGAGCTGACAATGCAGGAGGCGCGGCAGCTGCTGGAGCGGTTGAACCCGACGGACGACAAGGCACGGGCCATGCAGATGGCAGAAGCCAGGAATGTATTCCGGGACATCTACCGTCTTTCGTTCCTGATTCCCCAGCTGAACCAGGGGTTCACCAGCGACAACGAGGAGGAATACCGCATGAATGTGGCGAAGCTGAACATCTGGGCACGTAAGTACAGCAAGGCGCGCAAGGACGTTACAAGCATGAGGCTTTGGGAGCTCCAGGCCACCAAGAAACAGCTGGAGGCATGGATGCGCCGTGAGGAAAGGAAATTTAAAAAGGATTGATACAATGAGAAAGAAACAGGAAATAAAGAAAGGAATTGCCATTCTCCGCATGAAAGGGGATAAAATCAGTCTGCTCCAGGCCGAGGTGCTGGAAAACGGGCATAATGAGAGTCAGGTGTTTGCCACCTACGTGGCTTCTGTTCCGGAGGAAGACAAGGACGAGACCGTGTTTTATGCCTGCCGTGACGCCGCCCGTTTTGCCGCAGGGCGATTATCGCTGGAAGAGCTGATACCCGATGCGGACAGATATCCGGTGACGGTTGACAGACCTGAGCCCAAAGAGCGCCAGTCAGTCAGTGTACGGGAGTTTGAGGCTCTGAAGCGTAAGGTCGCGCTGTTGGAAGGCTTTGTGGAGGATTTGTTGAAAGAACGCCGCCAACGTGCCGAATACCAAAAATTGCCGGATACGAACCGTGCGGACTATATCGGCCAGAAAGATGCTACAGAACTTATAGGATGTAGCCGTGAGACGCTGAATGCCTGGCAGCGTAAGGGTTACATTACCGGATACCGCAAAGCCGGACTGGTCTATTATAGCAGGAGTGAGCTTGCCGCCGCTCCGGTTGTGCAGAATTTTATCACAATAAAGAAGGGGAGGAGATGAGATGGTAGATAATAATAATCAATATATCCCAATGGTCCATATCGTAGACAGAAACAAACGCCGTGAACGGCTGGCGTCCCGTCTCGAAGTCTGTGCAGACCGTATCTGTGACCTGCAGGACCGGTTGATGGCGGGTATTACCGCCTTGAGACCTATCGAGTACGACCGCCTGCTGGACGAATACCGGGCGGAGCTGGTGCGTTACGACAACATCGACCGGGAACTCCGGCAATTGGAGGACCCTACGAAAACAGAAGAGTACAGGGCCTATCACCGCAATGCCGGCAAGCAGCAGAAAAATAAAATCAACTATTAAATTATTAACCCTATCAAAAGAGCAAGAATTATGGCAAGAACAAAGAAAACAGTAGTCAGCGGCATCAGCCGCGAGCAGGCAGAGCAGGCCTTCGCAGATTTTGCGGCGGCCGATGCCAAAGTACAGAACCTCACCTCGAAGATGGACCTTGAGATGACCCGTATCCGCGAGAAGTATGCGGACCAGCTGGCAGAACTGTCAGCCACGAAGGAAAAGAACTTCGACATCATGCAGGCATACGCCGTAGAAAACAAGGAAGAACTGTTCTCCAGGAAGAAAAGCCTGGAGAGCGCCCATGGCGTGTTCGGTTTCCGTACCGGCACACCGAAGCTGAAGAACCTGAAGGGGTTCACCTGGGCGGCAGTGACGAATTTATGCAAGGAGCTTTTGCCGCAGTATATCCGCACCAGTGAGGAGCTTGCCAAGGACAGACTGCTGGCTGACCGTGAGAATCCTGACGTGGTATCCTATTTCCCGAAGATCGGTGTGCAGGTGGTGCAGGAGGAGACCTTCTATGTGGAGCCTAAAAAGGAGAGCGATGCGGTTGAGCAGTGAGATGAGGGAGATACACCGCCGTTACCGGTACCGTCCCCGCGGGCGGTGCTGGGCTGTGTACCTTGACATCACCTACCGTCAGGGTGACAGCTTCCCTCCGAGGATATCCACTCTTGGCACCAAGGTGAATGAATATCCGACCAGGGAAGAGGCACGGCGCGAGGTGTACAGACTGAACGGCTGGAATTATGAAAGGAGAAAAAGAACTTAATACAGAACAGACCATGAGCAAGAAACAGAACGGGGTGCTGGTAACGGCACCCCACTTCGGAACGGGACGGGAGACCGTCGGAGAATTCCCGGGGTATTCCTGCGGCTATTGTCAGGGCAACGGCTATTTCCAGGGGGATATCACGGTAAAGGACACGGAGCTGGTCCCGTGCCCCAAGTGTGGCGGTACCGGCAAGGTGAAGGGCATCGTTACGGTGGACTGGGTACCGGACGGGGAAGTGAAACCCTGCCTCAAAGGGAATTCAAACGACATTTAATCACTGAAGTCCTATGCGTATTCCCGTGAAATACATCGTACAGATAGATAACTTCCATGTGGCGGATTTCATCTTCTACTGGAACTATTATGACCAGCCGTGTTCCCTGCTTCTGCAGAAGCCCAAAACGGAAGGGCTTACCGCCATCAAACTGGTGGTTGACAGTGACGAGGCCGCCAGCTTTTTGCTCAGGGCGAAGGAGAAGACGGGATGCAGGCTATATCAGGTTGACTAAAGGCAATTCAAAAATGAATAGGAAAATAACTCAAATAATAATATCATGGAACAGAAAAAGAAAGAGGTGGTCTTTGACGGCAAGGACCTTATATTCAACGTGGACGGGATAGAAATCAAGAACGGGAAACTGCCTGATTCCTTCAGTATAAAAGAGCGCTATGAAATAAGCGCGGAAAGCCTTACCAAGCTTGTCGTAGCGTTGGGTGACGGGAATACACTTGCCGAATTTAATGAGGAACGAGGGTGTTACGGTGTTTTTAAAGCAGAAAGAGCTATATATCCCTTGAAAGATAATTATGTCAAGAAGCTTGCCGAAGAAGTAAAGTCCCTACAAGAAGAGGTCCTTACGGAACGTAGAAAAGCTTCTGATGAAGGATATAAGCGCTACCTGCTGGAAAACTTGATTAAAGAGCACAACAAGCGCTCCTGGTGGGGACGGGCAGAAAAGATTGAACTGAAAACAGAGGAGTGA